CCGAGGACTACTTCAACCCGAAGTACCGCGGGCTGGTCGTCTCGCTGGTCGGCGTGTACGCGCAGAACCTGAAGAAAGAAGCCGAGGAGGCCGCTGACCCCGTCGTCGAGGAACCGTTCGGCACCGTCGGCGAGCGGATCACCGTCGAGTTGAAGGTCGTGTCCAGCACGGCGTTCGAGACCGACTACGGCTTGACCTACGCCAACACCTTCACGGGTGAAGGCCACAGGTTCAAGTGGCTGACCGGCACTCGGTCCTTCGAGGAGGGTGAGACCATTACCCTGAAGGGAACGATCAAGAAGTACGACGAGTGGAACGACAAGGTCTTCACCGTCCTGACTCGATGCAAGGAGGTGGCCGCGTGAACCGCGTGACCCGTGTTCAGGGGCTCCGTCGCTCTAATGCGGCGGGGCGCCACCCCGACCGACGCACGAAACGGTTGAGGGACCGTGGAGCGCAGAAACGCGCTGCCATCACCGAGCAAAGAAACTCATACCCCCAACGGGGGTCGTGCTAATCTCTTAGACGTCGAGACCTGCGGGTTGTCGCACAACGTATTCACGTTGTCTGACAGCCCGTTTTTCATGTAGGAGGACTGGTGGGGCGACCTGCTCGCAAGATGGTCAATCTTTCGATTGAAGAAACCTCTGGCGTTGATCATCCTGCTCACCTGCACGAAGGATGGCTCGTCATGAAGGCAGCGTCGAGTGACGAGGTCGAGAAAGCAACCCGTCCAATGAAGACAGAAGATGGTGTTGAGTTCCCGTCCGAGGCTTACGCCTACGTCCCCGACCCGGAGAGCCCGTCGACGTGGAAACTGCGTCTATGGGAATCCCCCGCCAAAAAGGTCACCGCCCGTCAGGTCGGTATGGCAGTAGCCGCTCTCGGACCCGGGTTCCGTGGGCAGAAGGTCGAGATCCCCGAAGGGGAGATGTCGTCCGTCAAGGCGAAGGTGCGTTCCGCGTGGAATGAAGCCAACCCGGACAAGGAAGAAGACATGCCACCGATCCTGAAAGCAACCGAGGAGGTTCTCATGGAGAAGCAGGACGTGCAGGTCGAGGTCGAGGAGACCGAGATCGAGAAGGCAGATAAGCCTTCTTACGAGGATCTCGAAGCGATGCTGGAAAAGGCTAACGCTCGCATCGCCGAGATGGAGAAGGAAATGGGCGCCAAGAAGCCGAAGGCTGAAGGCGACATGGAAGGCGACGACGAGGAGTTGCCGGAGTTCCTTCGGAAAGAAGCACCCGAGGAGGTGCGTAAGGCTTACGAGTCGATGCAGAAGGCTGTTGCTGATGCTCAGGCTCAGGCCGAGGCCGCTGAAATGGAGTTGCGTAAGGAGCGTGCAGAGCGGGCGGACGCGGAAGCGGTCGTCAAGGCTCGCGAGTCCTACGCGAACCTCGGCCTCGATCCCGAGATGGTGGGTCCGGCTTTGCGCCGCCTCGCCGAATCGGATGCTGATCTCGCTAAGTCCGTCGAGGACGTGCTGATCTCCGCTAACGCGAAGGTCGAGTCCGCTGACATCTTCAGCGAGATTGGTAAGTCGGCTCGCCCGTCGGGCACGGCTTACGAGAAGGCCGAGGCTATGGCTAAGGCCGCTGTTGCGGATGGCAAGTCCGCGACGTTCGAGCAGGCTCTTTCTGACGTGTTCACGTCGGATTCGGACCTGTACATGTCCTACCTCGCCGAGCAGGGAAAGTGAGGGCCTGAACAATGGCCTACGAGTTCAGTAACTATGCAGTAAAGGCCACGCTCGTTGCGGGCGAGGATCTTTCTGCGAAGCAGTACCACTTCGTCAAGATTGACAACGGCACCGGCAAGGCTATCGCTGTCAATGGAGCAACCGATCGTCCGGTGGGCGTTCTTCAGAACAACCCGACCGCTGATCAAGAGGCTGAGGTGTTGATTGTCGGTGGCACGAAGATCGCCGCTGGTGGCACCGCCTCCGCAGGCCAGCCGCTCTTTCCGAGCGCTTCTGGCAACGCCGTGACGCTCGCGTTCGGCACGACCGGGTCCGCTGCCTACGCCGTCGGCACCTTCGTGACCGCCGCCAGCGCAAGCGCGACCGTGACCGCTGTAGTCGACTGCGCCAACGCAGGTCGCGGACTCTAAGGAGAACTGAGAAATGCCACAGCCAACAATCAGTGACGTCCATGTTGACGCCATTCTGACGAACATCTCCGTCGCCTACATGCAAAAGGCGGAGAACATGATCGCAGATAAGGTGTTCCCGGTCGTCCCCGTTGATAAGAAGTCGAACAAGTATTTCACCTACGACAAGGCGGATTGGTTCCGTGACGAGGCTCAGCGCCGCGCACCGGGCACCGAGTCTGCTGGTGGTGGATACAACCTGTCGACTGACACCTACGCGGCTGACGTGTGGGCGTTCCACAAGGACGTCGACGATCAGACCGTTGCGAACGCTGACACTCCGCTCAACCCGCTGCGTGAGGCCGCTGAGTTCGTTACCTCTCGCCTGCTGCTTCGTCGTGAGGTTCAGTTCATCACTGACTTCATGACTTCCGGCGTGTGGAACAGCGAAGTGACTGGTGTTGCTGCGAGCCCCGTTTCGGGTACGTCTTTCTATCAGTGGAGCGACTACAGCAACTCTGATCCGATCGAGGACATCGAAGCGGCGAAGGAAGACATTCTTTCGACCACGGGTTACGAGGGCAACACTCTCGTTCTCGGGTATCAGACGTTCCGCCAGTTGAAGAACCACCCCGACATCGTTGATCGCTACAAGTACACCACTTCTAGCGTCATCACTGAGGAGATGATGGCTCGCCTGTTCGGCGTCGATCGCATCCTCGTCGCGAAGTCGGTTCGTAATTCGGCTGCGGAAGGCTTGACCGCCTCCTACGGGTTCAACTTCGGTAAGGCCGCGTGCCTGCTGCACGTTGCACCCAACCCGGGTCTGATGACTCCGTCCGCTGGCTACATCTTCGCGTGGACTGGCGTGTCGGGTGGGCTCGGTTCCACCATCGGAACTTCTCAGTTCCGCATGGAAAGCCTGAAGGCTGCTCGCGTTGAGGCTGAGGTCGCGTTCGACAACAAGGTTGTCGCCAACGATCTCGGTTACTTCTTCGCAAGCGCCGTCGCCTAGGAGGAAGCATGAGCAACCGTCTTACTCGTGGAGAAGCACTCGTCGGCGACTTGTCGACCGATGACGATCTCGCAGTTGGCGATGACGCCACGGTTTCCGGTGACTTGACGGTCACAGGTAATCTGACCGCTGGCGGAACCATCGACCTCGGTGATCCGGTGTCGAACATCGCTGATCCGAGCGGTGGCGCCACTCAGGATGCTGAGGCACGCACCGCGATCGAGGCTATCCTCGACGCACTGGATGCTGTCGGGATCATGGCGGCTTCCTAATCGAACATCCCTGTGGAGGGGGTCGGCGGGTTGATCCCTGTCGGCCCCCTCTGCGTGTAAGGAGCAGTAATGACGTGGTCTTATTCGGGTGATCCTTCGGATTCGTCGAAGGACAAGGTTCGGTTCCTCATTGGGGACACGGACACGGCTGATCAGTTGCTGTCTGATGAGGAGATCACTTATGTGATCACGGAGTCGGGTGGCTCGATCTATCAGGCTGCCCATGACGCGGCTTACGCTGTCGCGTCTCAGTTTTCTCGCAAGGCGCAGAGCAAGAGCGTCGGAGATATGTCGATCTCGTATGCGGATCGCGCTAAGGCATATTTCATGTTGGCGAATGAGTTGCTCGAATTGGGTGCTCGCCGTGAACCTCCTACGCCGTGGATTTCCCCGAATAACATCAAGCGTGCCGTTGATAAAACGGTGCCGCCGGATAACGGCACGGAGTTCTACACGGGTCAGACGGATTATTACAGGGCGTAATCATGGCTATCTCTAGTGAGTTTCTGCCGCTGATGCTGGAAACGGTGACGTTGAAGGGTCAGAGTTCCCTTGATCGTTACGGGAAGCAAACCTTTGCTGCTTCGGGTACTTCGTATCGTGCTCGTCTTGTGTGGGAGGAAAGGATTCTGCGGGATCAGCAGGGTCGCGAGATAGTCGAGGCTGGTCGGGCGATTTTGTATGGTGCTGCAGCGTCGGCTACTCCGCAGTGGCAGATCACGTTGCCCGATGGTTCTACCCCGAAGATCACGAGTGTTGACACTATTCAGGATGAAGATGGGGATCATCATTCTGTTATTGGGTTTGGTCAGTAGCCGTGGCTAAGCGAGTTCGGGTAAAGAACTTGGAGCCTTTGATGAAGGCTTTCATTATCGCGGGTCAGGATGCTCCGAAGTTCGCGGCTAAGGCATTGAAGGAAGAAGCCGATGAGGCGTTCGCGATGTCGCAGTCGTTCGTGCCAGTTCGGACGGGTAACTTGTTGACGTCGGGTGAGGTTCGGGGTCCGTTTGTTCGTGGATCAAAGATTGAGTGTTTCATTCGTTATGGCGGTCCTGCTGCTCCGTATGCGGCGATTGTGCATGAGGTGCCTCCGAATAGCGGTGGCCGTTGGGGGACGGGTTACAAGCATGATTTCCCGACGCGCTGGAAGTATTTGGAGAATCCTGTGCGGCTTTACGCTCGTGGCATGGGTGACCGAATGACGCATCGTGTGCTGGACATGATCGCTAAGAGATTTGAGATAGGCGCATGAGTACGATTCTTGAAGCCGTCGGTGACTATTTGCAGACGAATGGGTATGGCACTCAGGGGACAGATATTTTCCTCGCGGTCCTGCCGGAGTCACCGGATGCGTGCATCGCCATTTATGAGGCTGGCGGTAACGCACCTGAGTTCACGATGGGTTCTGACCCGTGGGCGATTGACCGTCCTGTCATTCAGGTGATTTGTCGCGCTGGTCGGGGTGATTATCCGACGGCTCGTAATCAGGCGGAGGCGATTCGAGCGCTACTCGGCGCGGTGACAAATACGACCATCTCGACTATCCCGATTTTGCGTATTCAGTCGCAGGGATCGGTTATCCCTATGGGGGAGGATGAGAATCTTCGACCGATGGTGTCCGCCAATTTCGAGTGCATGGTGCGGTATGAGTGACCCCTATGGACGCACTGTTGTTACGGATGAGGCCCCGAGGTGTTGGAGATGCAATAGAGTGTTAGCGGTGTTCGTGACAAGACCGTGGGCATTGAAGTGCTCGCGGTGTAAAGCGGAGAACCGCAGCCAGTAGGAGGCGCGAGTGGCCCTTGCCGATGCTTTAGACGATTTGATGAAGGGGCCAGTGAAAGCCCCCTCGAAACAGTGCGCTGTTGGTTTCGTGCTTGATCAGATGTCTGAAGATGAGCAGGGTAAGTTGGCTCAGTTGATTGACGAGAGTTCAATTCCTGCCACTCGGATAGCGAAAGTTCTGCAGGATAATGGTTTCGATATTCAGTATTCGAGCATCAACCGTCACCGGAACCGGAAGAAAGCGCAGGGCTGCACATGTCCTTAGATGCCTCGGTTCTTGTGCTGGCGATGGATGACCGTATTTGGGTGGATAGTGATTCGTTGATTCATTATTTGCGTGAGGTGGAGCGGCAGGCTCAGGAGCATCTTGTTTTGGCGCAGGAGAGAGAGGATCAGTCAACGGCTGTTGCTGCGTATTCGAGTGGGGAGATGGTTCGGCAGATTGCTGATGGGCTTGTGCTGACGACGATGGTGGCCCACGACAAGATTAGGACTAAGCGTGAGTCTCGACGATGACCTTGAAGGTTTGATCAGTAGCGGTGAGACGAGTTCTTTTGAGCGCTCGATAGTGAAGCATCCCTCCGGGTGGGAGCCGGGGGTGGCGTGGGATGGCGATTCGGGGACGTTGACTTCGCAGCCGTTGGATAGTGAGCCGAGCGATTGGTCTGAGTTGCTGGCGGTGTGGGATCTCGATCCCGCCGTGTTTGAGGTGATTGAGCCTGTCCAGTTCCGTGCTCGGGATGCACCGGACCCTGAGGGAGGTCTGCGGCGCCTGTATTACTACAAAGCGGCTATCAGGCGGCGTGTGGAGTCACGGGAGTCCGTCGAGGAGTTACTAGCCGTCCTCGGGAAGAAACGGCCTAAGAAACCGCCTGAGGGCTTCGGTGATGGGTTCGCTTACTGTGTGCCCGCTGGTGACCTGCAGATAGGTAAACCGGATGGGGATGGCTCTGAGGGCACTGTGGAGCGTTTCGCGACGAAAACGGATGCCGCTGTGGCT